AATGACTACGATCACTGGATTAGTTTTTATGATAGAACTCATACCAAACCAATCTATGTCGTTGAGGAAGTCTCTAGGTGGCTCTACGAAGAACTAAGAGATGCACCCTCTGGACCAACTAAAGCTGTTGAGATCCGAGGTTTCGTTAGCGGTAATGGGTCAGTATGGCGACGCAGAGGTCAACTGTGGCCCTCAGTAACCAGTGGGGTTACACCTTCCATTGAAATGCTTTATTGGAGGCTTCCCGCAGATTTAGAATCTGATGGGGATACACTAGATATAGATCACAAGTATGTGATGCTCCCTATATATGGGGCTATGTTAGAAGTATTACGTGATGATGACCCTGCTTATACACGCTATGAACGGATGGAAGCAGGAATGCTTGTTGATTTAGCTAGATCAGGGAGGGCAACCTAATGCCACTCCAGATAGCGCGTCAGGGTACACCCTACCGTAGTGACTTCCTAGATCTACGAGGGGGGTTAAACAACGCCAAATCAGATGAATTGATTCTTCCCAATGAACTATCCGATGTAAGTAATTACCTTCCCGATATCCACAAGAGTGGAGGGTTAATCAAGCGTAATGGTCTCACCGCAAAGTCTACCCCACAGAGTGAGGCTATCACTTCTGTGTTTGATGGGGTGGCTGATAATTATTTCACAACATCCACATCAATCAGAGACCTTGCAGGTACATCAGTAGACGGTAGTTTGACTAGCTCAACAGGTCCAGACTGGGCACGTTTTGACGATACTAATCTTGGTAACATTGACATCTTTGTGAATGGAGCTGAAGAACGGCGATCAGCTAATGGTACAACTTGGGCAAACGTTTCTAATATGCCCAACTTCAAATACATTGAACCGTTCAATAGATTCCTATTTGGTGCAGGTCACGACAAAGGAAGAGTTCGCTGGAGTAATCCTGAAGATGTTGAAACATGGGATGCAGACAACGAGATTATCATCACGTTGGATGCTGAGAATGATATCACTGGTTTGATGTCGTTCCGTAATAACCTTGTTATATTTGCCGAGCGTAGCTTCCACCATATAGCAGGGTTTGATGAGAAGAGAATGACACTGCCATTCTCCAGTTACGAGATTGGCTGCACATCACATCGGTCTATTGTGAAGTGTCGCCACGGATTATTCTGGTGGAGTGATCAGGGACTAATTTGGTCCCCTGATGGATTCAACGTTTTTAATCCGTCTTTGGTAAAGATTCCTGACACCATAAGAAGCCTCAACAAAGGTCAATATACTAATGTACACGGTATCTGGAATCCCAATCTAGAATGTATACAGATGTATGTGCATCGAGGAACATCCACTACACAGGACTTGATGATTTCTTATTATCCTGGTGAAATTAATTCTCAGTCAACTGGATCAGAATCAAGGTTCGGGAGTTTCTGGGTAAGTCGTGGTGATGGTGTGACAATGGGTGGAAGCGGTGTAGTCAAAGAAAGTGGCGAGAATAAGATCTATATCGGTTCGGCTGCAGCAGCAGGAAAACTCTTTGAGCAGACTGGTGACGACGATGTGGGATCACCCATTGCAGCTTACTTTGAAACTCAAAGAGAGTCAGCCAAGTTAGGTGAAGAGGCTTTGAAAAGATCTCGACGAATCACTGCATTGTTTATTGCAAGTGGTGTACCCAAAGCGACTTATGGTGCATACATAGACGATTCCTTAAGTATTAGTGAGTCATTTGATCTTTCATTAACAGAAGCTGCTTTCGTATTGGATGTCAGTAAATTGGACGTGACTGCTCTAGGTATTGGAACTGCACCTACTCGTGAAGAGATTGGAATGCGACGACGGTTTCGTAAAATTAAACACAGAATATCTGATACCTCACAATTTAACACACGGTCACGCGGTATCATTAATAAAGGATTTGTTTTAAATGCCTAGACCTGGATTCCAACTATCACTATCTAATTATATGAGTAGAGTAGAAGAGGTTTGGGGTATCAAGGAGGTAGTAGCGTCTGCACCTGCTTTAGCCGATATGGCTGTAGGTGAAATATTTATTGGAGATGGTACTGAAAGCTCTCCGGCAGCGGGAAGTAATGCAATTTACTTTAAGCCAGATTCAGCAACTATTGTTGTTATTGCATCAAATGGTTCAAGTCTTGCAACGAGGAATATAACCTAATGCCCAAAACTAAATTAGAACTTTCTAAACAAGAAGCACTCAAGGCTTATGACTTGCGGTTCCAAACTGCTGCAGCTCAAGCTAACTTTGCTTCTCTTAACCAACAACTCAATGATTATATTGAGGGACTCTGTAGTGCACATAATGTTGCTATAGAGACCCACGATTTGGATCTGTCAACTGGACGATTTGTAAAGAAAGAAGAGAATGGCAAACCGAGTTAAGACCTGGGTCACTAACGAGATCCTTACATCTTCAGATCAGAATGCTGAGTTCGATAATATCTATTCAGGCAGTGTTGATCGATCAGGTGGACGCTGGGGATCACTTGATGATGTTCCCTTAACATTTGGCTCTAGTCAAGATGTTCAAATGGAGTGGGAAACTACTCAAGGTGTTGATTCCTTCGTTATAGGACTAGGAACTGGAAACGTCTTTTCCGTTATGGAGAAGGCAGATATGACTACCAATTGGGCTATCGGTAGTCAAACGAACCCCACACTTTATATCCATAGTGCTGATTCTGGGACTACCTCAGATTATCTAAGGCTCACTCATGATCAGACTAACGCAGTTATAGCAGCCGGTTCTGGAGTTCTTAATATTCAATCTGATGTATTGATATCAGGAACAACACCCTTGCTTACTGTTGGGGATGCAGGTGCTGAGGATGCAGCTATCCTGTTTGATGGAAATGCCCAAGACTTCCACATCGGACTTGATGATTCTGCTGATGACCTTGTAATTGGATCAGGGTCATCATTAGGCACAACACCTGCAATATCTATTAATTCAGATCAGGTTGTGACCTTCCATCAAGATCCAATTTTCGCAGGAACAACTCCAACCCTTACAATTGGTGACGCTGGAGCTGAAGACACAGCCATCGTTTTTGACGGCAATGCTCAAGACTTCTATATAGGACTAGACGATTCAGCTGATGATTTAGTAATTGGCTTAGGTTCAACACTTGGAACCACTCCAGCAATTTCTGTCGATGAGAACCAAGTTGTCACATTCCACCAAGATCCCATCTTTGCTGGGACAACCCCAACTATAACCATTGGCGATGCTGGTGCGGAAGACACCATGCTCGCCTTTGATGGAAATGCTTTAGATTTCCATGTTGCCCTTGATGACTCTGCTGACGATCTAGTTATAGGTACAGGCACCACTGCAGGATCAAATACCCTTGTTTCAATAAATGGTGATGCTACTGGTATTGAATTGAAAGTACCCACAGTTACCGTGGGAGATGGTACTGCCGAAGATACCCAAGTATTATTCGACGGCAATGCGCTCGATTTCCATGTAGGTTTAGATGATTCAGCAGACGATCTTGTAATTGGTACAGGTAGCACACTAGGAAGCAATACACTTATCTCGATCAATGGTGATGCTTCTGAGGTCCAGTTAAAGGTACCCACTGTGACTGTAGGTGATGGAACCGCTGAAGACACACAGGTACTGTTTGATGGAAATGCTCTCGACTTTCATGTAGGTCTTGACGACTCCGCCGATGATCTTGTAATCGGTACAGGAAGTACCCTTGGATCAAACACGATCATCTCTATAAATGGCGATGCTTCTGAAGTACAGCTTAAAGTCCCTACTGTTACAGTGGGGGATGCTACGGCAGAAGATACCGCTGTCATATTCGACGGGAATGCCAAAGACTTTTACCTTGGTTTAGACGATTCCGCAGATGACCTTATCATTGGTCTTGGATCAACTGTAGGCACTAACCCTGCAATTACTGTTACAGGTGACGGTACAGAGGATGTAACCCTAGCGGGTGACCTTACAGTATCTGGAACTGGACCCCACGCTGTTGGTGGTGCAGGTCTCAATTATGCCCAGACAAGAACAACTGGTACGTTCACATCTGGGGGTGCTGGTAGTCACACCGCAGGACTCTGGATAGATGGCACCATTGTTGGTGTATCCGGCGACACGACCTTCAATGTTGGAAGCTACTTTTCCAATTCAATAAACACTGTAGCAGCCTCTGAAACAATTACCGACGTTGTCCAAGTATTAGTCAATGAGCCTCAGATCACAAAAGGCGCTGGTAGCACTGTTACTAACGCTAGTTCTCTTAAGGTCATTGCTGCACCCACTGAGGGAACAAACAACTACGCCTTGTGGGTAGCTGCTGGAGCATCCCTAATGGATGGTGCTTTAACTGTAGCTGGTGCCTTGAAGGTTACTGGAACGACTCCAGTATTAACCATTGGGGACGCTGGTGCAGAGGATACTACCCTACTATTTGACGGAAACGCCACCGACTTCTATATAGCATTAGATGATTCTGCTGATGACTTGCTGCTTGGTGTAGGAAGTACAGTAGGAACAACTCCATTTCTGTCTGCCACAACAGGTCCATCTGTAACAATCACCCATGAAAATGGTGGGTTCGTGGATATCGCAACCAGTGGAGCCTCTGGCTACCTACGGATGCGGGGAAGTACAGCTATTGAATCCTCGGCTTCAGCACTAACTCTCAATGGTGGAGGTTTGGCTACCGTGTCCTTGCTGAGTGCGGTAACTGCAAATAGTACATTCACGCTAACCGATGGTGGAACTGTGACCCAAGCTACAAACCACGGCACTGGAGTAACCCTCAACACGAACAGTGGGCAAATCACCTTGGCATCTGTGGACCTTGCAGCCGGTGCAGAAGCTACATTCACCGTTACCAATTCAGTCGTAGCTGCCACTGATGTCGTCATTGTCAATGTCTCGGATGATCAGGATGCTGGAACATTGTTGGCATTTGTAGATGATGTGGGTGCAGGGACTTTTGACATTGTATTATCTAATGTCCACGCAAGTGCTGCATCTGGTAATGGTGGCACAGTGGTAAATTTTGCAGTTATAGGAGGAGCTTCGAGCTAATGACAATTAATATTCCAACAGGTTCTCAAAAAAGAGTAGAGGATGCGTTTGCGTCAGTTTATGGTTATAAAGTAGAGATAGCTAATCCAGACCATGATCCTGATGATTCAAATAGTTCAGCAATGATTGATAATCCTCAATCCATAAGCGACTTTTTTAAGGATCAAGTAGTCCACTTTATAACATCCACGGTACTTCGTGAAGAAGCAGAAAACGCGAGGAAAGCTGCAATTGAGGCACACAACACCTCTGTAGCACAACTAAATGTGACATGATGCCTCACACCTTAATTGATCTCGGAGCAGGGGGAGCACTTTCGCTAATGATCTTATCAACGGTCTTTCGGTATATGAAATCTCGTAACGGCGGTAACCCCATTGAGAAACTCAGAGATCGGGTGATTGGACAAGGAGAACGATTGGCCCACGTAGAGACCGCTTTAGAGGGTGTTCACCATCAATTAAATAGACAGGATACTAAGTTGGATAAAATTATTGAGAGGGTAAGTTAATGCCACCAACTAGACTTGCTCAAGACATCGTACAATTTGCTAGAGGTTTTCCACCAGGAACACCTACTTCCATAATTCAACAGGCAACTTGGAATGCATATGGGAAAAGAGCCTCTGATATTGTTTCAAAAGATGATGATATAGACGTTGGACCCCAGGCTGGATTCTTCACTGATATGACCAATTACGCTAAACAAAATGTCCAAGGATTTCCACAAGATTTTGGACCTGGGTCATCAGAAGTTGATGTTGATAGATTAAACGCACAAGCTCCTAATATGTTTGGTGGATTAACACAGCCACCAGATTTTGGGCGTCAAGACATGGGTGGTGCCTTTGATGTTTTTGGTAATCTAGGTCAACCTTTTCTACGGGGGATAGTTCCACAATTACCTGGGTATTTTAACCCTGATCAAGCTGCCCAAAATCGGTTAGCTAGTTTCTTTGGTAGACCTTCAGCTATTGCTCCTGGAGCTGAACAATTTGCCAGAGGAATCCAGGGATTTGGAGGAGCAACTCCTACCCAAAATTTACTAACGCAAGGATTACAACAAGCTCAAACAGCTGGGACAGAGGATATGTTACAAAATATCCTTGGTGGCCCTGATCCACAACTACCAGAAGTTTTACCCTTTTTACAAAGACAGCTCCAACAAGTACAGCAAAATATACAACCAACACAAGAAGCTTTTGCACAGGCACCTGCTGGTATTCCCCAGTTCCTTGGTGGAAGTGGTCAGTTATTGAATCAACTTATTCAACAGGTTCCTGGTACTACTGCTACAGGTCTTTCAGGGCAAGCAAGTATTGAGGATTTAGTTCGTTCTCAAGTTCCACTTGGGGAATCACAAATGAGAGCTGCTATAGGTACTCTCCAAGGATTAGGAGCGGAAGATCCAGCTCTTCAAGCAAGGCGTGAACAGCTTCTTACTGATCCACGACAAACCCAAGCACCTCTTGATGCACAGGCTGCTAGATTTCAACCTCCAGCACCAATTGCAACGCCAGAAATCCAAAATGTTGTCGATCAGCAGATTAGAGATTTAATTGCGGGTGGTGGATTATCACCTGAATTTATTGGTGCTCAAACTAGACAAGTTCTTGATCCCGCTAGGGAACGTCTTATGGGTGAACTCAATCAGCAATTTGGAGGTCAAGGAGTACTTACCGCTGGACTTCCTATGGAGATGAAAAGACGACTAGAACGGGATTTCATGGATTCACTAATTAGATCGGGTCATAGTAATCTTCAAGCAATCCTTGGTCAAGGTGCAGCACTTGGTGGTCAACAGTTTGGACAAGGAGTATCTACTGAACAAATGGCACAACAGGCTGCCCAGCAACAAGCTGCGTTTGAACAACAAGTTAATATGGCAAACCAAGCAGCTGCACAACGAGCCGGTGAGTTTGATATTAATGCACTGATCCAGCAAGCTCGTGTTGGATCAGAATTAGGCCGTGAGGAACTTAGTCGAGGTCTAGGAGTTGCTGGACAGCAAGCTGAATTAGGACGAGCTGGAATAGCTGCAGGTCTAGAGGGTTTTGGTGCAGTTCCTCAAGCTGTCCTACCTGCTCTACAGCAGCAAATGCAGTTACAGCAAGCTCTAGAGGATCAAGCCTTAAATAGATACACCACAATGGGCACTCAAGGGCTTAATATGCTTAATCAAATTGCCCAACTTGGTCAACAACCCTTTAATCTTGCACAGACAGCACGAACCGGCAATCTAGCAGCTCTAGAACCACTTCTACAACGTGAACAATACCTTGGAAATCTTTATAACCAAGATATCC